AACCGACAGAGACCCGTCGTGACAATTGGCGTCCAGATGCGGGCGTTCATGAGGTTCAAGTGGACTATTAAGCCCGCCACCACCCAGGGGGCAGACCATGGCAGTTCCAGCAGGACCAACCGAAAAACGTTACACCGGCAACGGGGTAACCAAGATTTTCTCCATACCCTTCTTGCTCATAGCTGCAACTGACCTGGATGTAATCATTGATGGCGTTGAGGTTGTTTCCGGATACGCGATAACGGGCGCAGGCAATCCGAGCAGCACTATCACATTCGTCACGGCGCCTGCGGACCAAAGCTCAATCCTGCTTACGCTCAACGTACCGTTTGAACGACTGAACGACTACCAAGAGAACGGCGATTTTCTTGCTAGTACTGTAAACCGAGACTTCGACAAGATATGGCAAGCACTTAAGCAGCTCGTTCGGTACAGCACCAGGGCGCTTACGCTCGGTGCTTTTGACGTCGATGGTGCCGGACTGTACAGGGCCAAAGGTAATGGTATCGCCAACCTCGGATCTGCCAATGGCGTTGACACGGCGGCAGCGAACTGGAAGGACGTTAAGGACCAGATAGCGTTGGTTCTGGCGACGGGCCAGGGTCCAATCAATAATGCGGCGAATATGGCTTACATCACTCCATCTAGCAACGTGCGCACCGTTCAAGGCATGTCCGGGGCTGACGGCTCGTATTTTATTGGGCATGGGGATACGACAGTTGGTGCTGAGATTGTTGCCATTGATGCTCAACTACAAGCACAGGCTGGGCAGATATCCAAAACGGGGATCTATCCGGGGCAGCACTTTGCGGCAATTAATGGCGGCCAGTTAAACAAACTGCGCCTGGCTTTGACTGATCCGTTCATGCAATACCTTGGAATCTGCATCATCGGTGACAGCATCACTTGGGGGATGACGGCATCCGGCATCGCGCCGATTGAGCCGCGAGGCGGCTCTCTGACAGATTCCAGGAACAACGGTTCGTCGGCGACCTGGGTGAATCTTTTGCACAAGTGGTTGGGCGCCGAATATTACGATTCGACAACGGTTGAAGAAGGAATTTGGCCTGGCACGCCAAACGGCGTGGCACAGTTCACCTACACCAAAGCTGTGGATATGTTTCCAGGGTTTGCACCGTTTGTTAAGGTCGGCTCGTTCTCCCAGCTTGTTGATGCGGCATCAACCCTGGGGGTTTTTTGGTTTGTGAACATGAGTTCGTCGGGTAGCGGCCCCCACTCGTTCACTTGGACCATGACAGGAAAAAGCTTTGATCTGCGTTTTGCCGCAGTGCCCAATGGGGCGGATTACAAGGTATATGTCGATGGTGTTCTGCAAGGGCAATACAAAACCAGTTCCACCGATCTGGGAATTCCTGTCAGCTATCGCAATAGCAGAACTCACGACTTCACATTTAAAAAGGGCGCGGTGATACGCGTAGAGGCGGTAGGCGGTAACGTTGCTCGCGATGTACTTCAAGTTGAATCGATCCGCCTCAACCGAAAAGTAAGAGTGACCAACCAAGGGATTATTGGTGTCGCGTCTGATCGTTATTTGAATGTGCTGCTGTCAAGCGCGCTACGCGCCGATGATTCGTTCTGCAAGATTCAGATTGGCACCAATGATCGCGGCATGCCCCCGGCTATTGGGGCTCCAACTTCCCCAGCGACACTCAGCAAGAACATGGGGTTGATACTTGACTACGTGATTGCGGCAGGGGTATCGCCCATCATGATGTGCGCCAATGAGGTAGTGGATAACAGTCTGCCTACCTATTACTACAGCATGGGCCAAGTTAGAACGGTGCTTTCGAGTTTGGCAATAAGCCGTGGTGTGGACTTTATTGATCAGTTTGCACTTACCAAAAGACTGCAGGCGGCAGGTGTTAATTATTTGGCTGACGGCCTTCACCCAAATGACCTTGGGCATTTCTTGATGTTCGAAAACATCAGGAACGCCATCGGCAACCCGGTGTTTGTGGCCGAAAAGAGCCTTGCCAATTACTACGAAACCACGGTTTCCTGGACAGCCGGCGCCGTACAGACCATCACGCACAACCTGGGTGCGATCCCTGTTCGCGTTGAGTTTGAAGTCGTAATGAAAACGGCGGGGGCGGGAATGGCTGTAGGTCAGTCGGCCATGACTTCAATGACGATTCAGGCTGCTGCGAGCTACAACGCAATGGCACGCAGCGGCACGACTACAACAGTGGAGGTTGTTGTTGCGCCCCAGGGCCTCGCGGTTCTGGTCGCCGGTGGCTCAAGCGTCTTGAGCCCTGCCCAGGCTGATTTGAAGGTGAAGGTTTTCACGTAGATGGGAGGGGCGGTCGGCAAGGACGCCAACTACCCGTTCACCTTTAATTTGAATTCTGCGCGCTGCACTTCGGTCACTCCATCACGCAGCGCGTCGAGATAATCCGCATACCACTGCATCATGTGGCGGCGCTGGGCCAGGTATTTGGCTTTGTTGTACACGCCGCTTATGCCGCCTTCCTTGTGGGCCAACTGCATTTCGATGTGATCTTTCTCCCATCCGTGTTCGCGCAGCAGCGTGCTTGCGGTGTGTCGGGTGCCGTGACCTACCAGCCTTCCTTTATAGCCAACCAGGGCGAACACCTTATTAATGGTGTTCTCGCTGATAACCGGGTTTGCGTGGCCGTTACCGGGGAACAGGTATCGACTGCGCCCGGTTAGTTCGTGCAGATCTCGCAGCGCGGTGACAGCCTGCTTTGGTAAAGGGATCATGATGTCCCGGTCCATCTTCATCTTGGCCGCCGACACGCTCCACACCGAAGCTTCCAGATCGAAGTCGGTCCACTCTGCCCACCTGGCCATGCCTGGGCGAGACGCGGTCCACAGCGTGAGCATCGCCGCCGCCCTGGCAATCAACCGGCTGGGCGAGCGCTGCATGGCCCGCATGAAGTCGGGCAACTCGTCTTCCAGCAGGTGCGGGTATTGTTTGGTGGCGGGTGCCTGGGCGGCGATCACCAGCAGCTCGGAGGCCGGGTTGTATTCCATCATGCCCTTGGCTATGGCCTGGCTGAAAATCTCCTTCAACCACCCGCGCGTTTTCTTGGCGACGTTGAACGCCTCGCGCGCCTCAATGCTGGCGAGCAGGTCGGCGCAGTGCCGGCGGGTGATAGCGCTGACCTGCAAATCGCCCAGCGCGGGGTAGATGTCCTTGTCCAAGTAGGTCGTGATCTTGTCGAGGGTTGACGCCGAACGCCCGTCGCGCTCCTTCTTTTCAAGCCAGGCAGTGGCCACGGCGCGGAAGGTGCTGGCGGTGGCGGCCTCCACGGCCTTCTTGACGGCCTGCTTGTGGTTGCCTGGGTCGATACCTTGCTCAAGCAGGGCGGATGCCTGTGAGGCTTTCTCCCTGGCGCGCTTGGCTGAATACTCCGGGTATCCGCCCAACCCCAGCCAGGTCCACTTCCCGTCAGCCACACGCTTGTAGCGGAACTCCCAGCGCTTGCGCCCATTGGGTGACACCACGAAGTAGATACGATCGATGCCGTACGTCTCGCGGTATTCCTTGGATTCAGGTTCAAGTGAGGACAGGACGGTGTCGGCCAGGGGGCGGCGCTTGATGTCTGATCGCTTCAATTCTTGTATGGCCGAGTTCGTAATTTTGGCGAACATACATCACGCCATACACACATACAAGGAACATACACGAACAAATACAAACAAGCAGAAACAAGAAAGCCGGCGCAGTGGCCGGCTTTGCTGTGTTTTGGGTCATGTCTGAGCAACATGAAACCAATGGTTGGTGCCCCGAGGGAGACCCAAACCATCCAATAAATACGGGAGTTTCAAGCGTGTTTCGATGGCGCCCATACAAACGACCATACAGGGCGGTGTGCACTATGCCGTTTTGAAGGGTAAATATTGCCCCGCGCGGGCGGCGGGGCGAAGGGATTGTACTTACGCAGCGTGCCGGCTGTCAGCCTTTGATTTGATCCAGGCCTCAACCTCGGCTTTCACAAAGTGCGCGTGAGCCTGGCGGTGTGGTCCGTCCTTGATCGGCTTGGGAAAGGTCGAGTCCTTTGTACGGACCCGATGCAGCGTGGTGCGTCCGATGTTGAGCATGCGCATCACGTCCTTGGAGCCGATCAGGACGCGTTCGGTGGTGTCATTGGTCATTGGTCATGTTTCCCTGAAAATTTATAACAAGTCCGCAACGCACGCACACGTCGCAGTGATAGGTGTCGCTCCGACATTTAGCTGCCTCAATCGCACGGATCACGTGCGAAGCTTCACCGCCCCTTGAGCTCAGCGGCCCCGCAGTCTCTGTATGCGAATAGCGCCCCTGAAACTTGTGGCCCAGCCACGACGTGCATTTTGCGGGCTGTAAGCCGTAAATCGTTTTGTCATTGGTCATAGGGTGTCCTTGCCGCTATAGCGGCTGACTTTGAAGGGGGAGGGGTTACAGAGAGGGGTTAAGCTTTGAGGCCGTAGACGCACCCACCAGGGCAAGAGCCGCAGCAGGTTGTCGCCACGGCTACCGGAGCGGGCTGCTCGGCGTTGCCTGGCAATGCGGAGGCGATAATTAGCGCTACGTACTCACGCATCGCAGCTCTACCCTGTTCTGGCATATGGCCCCATGAATAGTCCATGCACTCGGAAAGTGTGCGGGCTGCGGATTCGATGTCATACGCGCGCGGCTCGCCCTGGTGCTGGGGTGCGCGGGAATCACCGCTGACCTCTTTGTCTAGCAGGGCGCGCATTTCGGCGGGCCTGTCTTTGAATCCGGCCGACTCCAGGCATTCAGCCCAGTATGAAAGCAGTTCACGCGGCACCAGAACGCCGTCAATCGTTTGGTTGGTGGTCATGGCTTCACCCTCACGCCAGCGTCTTCAATGGAGCGAACAACAAGGTCTTGCCACATCGCCCATTGACCGCCTCCATCAGGATCAAAGTTATCCGGCAGCTCAATTTCTAAGGCTGCTCGTGATGCTTGCCAGATCTCCCATTGGATTCCGGGGCGCTCGTATAGGTAGCTTCCGCAAACATCAGTGGAGAGCCATTCCAAGCCACATTGTTTGTCGCCCTCAAAGTATTTTTTGAGATACCAAGCCTCGAATTCTTCACGGCTCTTATCGCTCATAAATCACCTCAGCAAATCAGTTGTGCCAGTGCCAGCAGGCACCAGCAGTAGGCGGGGAGTTGGGATTTCATTGGTATGGCTCTCCGCATTCCGGGCACTCAAGAATGCTTGCGTAACCATGGTGGCAATCGCCGTTTACTAGCTTGAGTTCGGCTTCAATCTCCAGCCATACATCCACATCGTGCGCCACGTCATTGGTGAAAGGGTGTGCCTTGTGCAACAACCCCACCAGCACATCCGCCCGCTCATCTGCTGCGGCCAAGCCTTGGCGCGCCTCAGTCAGTTCGTTGTGCAACTGCGTGAATGCCGATTCAACCCTGGACGAGATAGTCCCTTTGCCGACATGCTCGGCCCATTCCTTTTCTTCGATCATCAAAGCCATGCTATGGCACTGGTCGAGTTCTTCATCCGCTGCGGTCAGGCGCTGTTGCAGTTCGTCACGCTCCAAATAGAGGCGAGCCAGTTCAGCGTCGGTTGATTCTCTCGTTGGTGTAGCCACAGTTATTTCCTTGCCGGGCCATGCCCGGGCGGTGGAGTTGGGGAGTTATGCGGCGTCAGTCGCCGTCGATCGATAGGAGGGAGAATGCTGTTGCTGCCACTCGCGGAACTTGTCCATTGCCAAGGGCTTTAATTCGGTCCAACCGGAAGGCCACCCCATCAGCCATTCGACCCACTCCGGGTTCAGTGGGCCACCGACCACTTGAGGTAGACACTCGCCTGATTTGCTGCCCGTCCTTTCCATGCGGCTTTTGCCTGGGTACCTGTAGTCGCGCCTTACAGGTGTCGGCCAAAGTTTGACTGCTGCGCTCAGACCCCAACCGGCGTTCTTGCTGCTGCCCGGCTGGTTGTGATTGCCATGTACCGTTATCGTGGGCCACAACCCAGCAACGTTCGCGCTGATGGGGCGCTCCGCAGTCGGATGCTGAAACAATGCACCATTGCGCGTCATACCCCATTTCGGCAAGGTCACCGAGGACCACGGCAAGTCCTCTTCCCACAAGCAAAGGTGAGTTTTCCACGTAGACGAATCGAGGTCGTACCTCGCCGACGATTCGCGCCATTTCACGCCAGAGTCCAGAGCGGGCGCCATCGATGCCGTCGCCATTCCCGGCAGCTGATATGTCCTGACACGGGAATCCGCCAGAAACCACGTCAACAAGGCCGCGCCATGGCCTTCCGTCAAAACTGCACACGTCAGACCAAATCGGGAAAGCTGGGAGGGCTCCATCGTTTTGTCGTTGCGCCAGAACTTGTGCGGAGTAGGCATCACGCTCAACGGCGCAGACGGTGCGCCACCCGAGAAGGTGGCCGCCGAGTATTCCGCCACCAGAGCCTGCGAAAAGAGCCAGCTCATTCATTTTATCTCCAGGGTTTGTGTGTCACGACGGCATGTCACGCAATGCGAATATGCGCAGCCAGTTGCTCGTCGGTCATGCGGTCGGCGCCACGGATGAATCGAGAAATCAGGTCTTGCTCTTCGTCGATCCCGGTCCTGGCCATGACCCGTTTAAGCGCGGCGTCATCGTTGTGATAGAGCTTCGTGACGATCTGGCGAGACAGCAGGGCGGCTTCTTTTTCCGCCTTGGTCATCTTGTCCCGCTCGCGCTGGTCGCGTTTTCGTTCTGTGGGAGTCTTGGCCATGGCCTACCTCTTGCGGGCTATGCGGCGCATCGTTGGCCGCCTGCGCGTGACTTCGGATAATCGATTGAGTGCTTTTCAAGGATCTTGAGCAGCGTGGTGCCGGTTATCTTTAGCTTTACGCACAGGCGGCGCCTGCTGATGCCAAGCTCTTTGAACGCGTTGATTCGCTCGACCAGAGTTGCTTCATGCTCGGCGGCAGCCTTGAGTCGATCCGGGCTGTTGTGTCCGCCGTGGGATGAGCGCTTGAACTTGAAGTCGAATTCTTTCGACATGGCGAGCAGTGTTCTACGACCGATTCCGGTGATGTCGATCACTTCGCTTTGAGTGTGGTCGGGAGCGAGTTCCATCACCCATTCCACTCGCTTACGGCGTTGCTCTTGCCTGATCTCAAGCGGAGTGGGAGGCGGAGGTGTGAAAGGCTCAACTCGGCGCCGAACGAATGGTTTCGGCGCAGGTGGCATCTGAGTGCTGTACGTGATCGGCTTCGGGATATAGCCGCTGGCGGGGCCTTCTTCGATCTTGCCGCCGGCGGCCAGGAATTGCTCAACCGCAGAGG